GCATCTAATTCAGGAATACCACCAAGTGTTCCAAAAAACATTGGCTCTTGTCCTGCTTCACCATCACGATAAAATCCAACAACCCATGTTCCTTCAACTGGACCTAATGGAGATGTTCCTACTCCTGTTTGACTTGCAGAAGTAATTGGTGCAACAGGATACGCCCACGGCAGCCCAACTGTTGGTTGATCATTTTTATCTTCTGAATGCCAACCTAGTATTCTAATTTTACATCTTCCAAGATAAAGAGGATCATGGCGATCTTCGACAACCCCTTGCCACCATACAAATCCTTCTTTTCCCATAAAATATGACATATATTAAAATCCTCTACTTGTATTACCCGTTTTTTTGAAATCTTCAAGTCTACTATTAGTAAATTCTTCAGCAGTTTGAGTTGAACTTGATGATGCTGGTGCTGATCTATCTTTACCGACTGGCTTTTTTAATGAATCTTTTATTGCTTCAAATTCTATCTCATACTTTTCTTTATTAAAGTGATGTCTTAATTTTGTAATTAAATAATAACCACTTAAATAAGTATGATGTGTGGATTGTGTAAATCCATCCCTATCTTCAAGATATTGTGTAGGTAATTTAAATTCAATTAAATCTCCTACTGTTCTAGTAGATAACCCAGGCGCCCTAATACTTAATTTAATATTATTCATTTGTTGACTTTGTACCAATCGTGATTGCATCCATTGTTCTACTCTACTAGGTTGAATACTTGGGCTTGCATTTTCTCTAATTTCTCCATGAACTCCTTGTGATCCTATAGCTTCTTTAAATATAATGTCATGTGAAAAATTAGTAGGATAAAAAGATATTTGTGATTCGGGTGAACCTAAGGCATCTTGTTTTTCAGTAGATAATAATCCTGTTCCCAAATGAGTAAAATTATCAGTAAAGTTTTTTGCATCATGTGCTTGTTCTAAAAATTCTATAACTTCTTCTGCACCAGTATCACTATTTACTGTTATTTTTTTACTTAATGCTGACTTATTTACCAAATTAAAATCTAATGTATCATATCTCATTCTAACTAGATCATGTGTAAGTAATCTATTTGAATACATTCCACTTTGTAAATTTTGTAGAACATCAAAATTAGAATTAAATTGATATTCATCTACAGCAGTCATTTCTACTGCAACATTCTTAGCTTCATTAGTTTGTGCACCCAATCGTTTAGGTTGAATCACATAGGTTTCTTTCACGGGATCTTCTGGTTGAGTATACTCTAATTCTGTTGGTGATCCAGGTGCTCCTGGAATTGTACGATATCCCAGACCCCCACCAGCCATAAGTGTTTCCAAAGAAATAAAAAAGAATCCTCTAACAGTTTCATAAAAAACAAAACTAGAACCCACTGCATGTTTACCCGCAGACACAGCTCTTGATGCCAAAAAATTAAGGGCTTTAAATGGTGTTTGATTTGGAATAATTAAATCTGTAAGATTTTTAGTAGGTTCAATAAAGATTCTTTTACTATTTGAATTTCTACCTCTTTTAAAAAATTGTGTATATAGAGATTTAACTATATCCGATATTTTTCTTGGTTTAAAAGTTTGAGGATCTAATGCGGATTTTTTAACCTTTTTCTTTAAATTTAAAATAGCTTCTTCAGAAACTAAAGATAATTTATAAGTCAACATTTGATCATTAAGTTTTACAATATTATTAATTTTAACTACTCTAAACTTTAAACTAATTCTACCTTCATTTTGACTACCTTCAAATGGACCTGGAAGATTATTTTCTGGTTTTCTTTCTTTTACAATACCTTTTGTTTTTACTTGGATGGTTATAGTTTCTTCACCAATAATAGGTACACTTTCCATTAATCCAATACCATCTACTAATTGTATATCAGCAGTAAGATAAGGTGAAAAAATACTTTCATAGATATTGAAATCTGACCACGCGGCCTTCAAATCAATATATCCTTTTCTATGAGGTGAAGTAAGGGTAAGTTTTTGAAGTTCAAAATCGCCAGGAAAAGAGGGGAGTGCACCCTGCTTCGGATTTTTTAAAAATTCAGATTTAGTTCCATGATCGGCGGTTTCTGGAGTAATACCTACTCCTTTATTCGTCCTATCAATAATAGTTCCGGCTCCCATTATTCAAATTTCTCCGCATGTTCAGAGAGTATATCTGCAACATATTTTCTATCAATCAATTTAATATCTCGCTTAGCCTCATTTCGAGCTGTTTCCCAATCATAACAATATATAATATCTCGGTCTGCTTCGTCAAGTGCATTATAAGATGTTTCATCAATTTCAATACATTTTAATGGAATTGGTTCAGAAGTTGCTGTTGCTTCTACTCTAGGTCTAACAATTTGTTCATAATGATGTACAGTAGTTTGACAATGATTAAGAGTTCCATACTTATCTTTAATAAAATTTCCAAATTCCCTAGAATTTAGTGGCCAGTCAAAAACAGGATCTTGTATATCATTAATCAAAAATATTAACCATGTATATTTTACATGACCATACATTTTAAATGCAGTTACATCTGGTCTTTCTGCTTCTGGTATTGAATAGGGAAAATAATTAACAATAGAATTTTTAAGTATACTTTTTATCTTCGCTTTCAACATAATATTAATAGCAGTCTTGGTTTTTATAGGTTTTGCGCCAGAAATATCATAATTTATTTGTGGATAATGTTGAAAATATTCAGACATAGTTAATTTCTCCTATTAATATCCTTGATCTACTTTTTCTCTATACATTATATCTACTTCCATAAATGAAAGTTTCATTGCTATAGTTACTGGATATTGTGTTCCATCAAAAAATAAAGGTACATTTTCTGTATCAAAATTTAAGTCACATTGAGTTAATACAGATTTTCCTATATTAAACATGGGATTCTCTGCCCCAGTAGGTAAAGGTTTTCCACCAATATAAAACGTAATTTCAAAAGTATCAGGATATCCAAATAACATTGAAGGTGCAGTTGCACTATCTCCACCCGCATGAGAAGGTAACATAGCCTTTTTAAATGAATTAGCAATTTTTAAACAAGTTTTAGATTCATCTTCATTTTGTGGTAACATTTTAAAATCGAATTCAAATGTTCTCATATCGGTAGGACCTTTAAATGCGGCAACTGTAAAAGGATTAAGTACTGCACCAGTAGCTCGTTCCATTATAGTTTTAGTACCCTCTTGAATAACATTAGCTTTTTCTGCCATTTTAAGTGTAGCAACTTTTCCCATTTCACTTTGCATACCCGCCTTTTGAGCACTCATAATATCTTTAAATGAATCTACACTAAATCCAGATCCCGAACTAACGGCTTTATCTACTACTTTTGCTGTGTCTACCGCAGCAGCACCTAAACCCCCTAATTGTACTGATTCGTATGCTGCTTTGTAATCAGTATTTAATGCACCACCTGGAATATACATTGCTATATTAAGTGTGGGCTTTTGAGATTTAAAATCTGTTGCCTGAAACATCATATAATTATCCATCGTTTGTGAACCACCCTGCGAAAGTAAAGTAGAGGGGTATTCTAAATACACTGGATTAGAAGCCGGTGGATCTTCTGGTTGTGGATTTGCTCCAGGGTATCCTGCCATTTATTTTCTCCATTATTATTTAATTGGTATTATTGAACTATCTATATATTTATATGGCATACAAAGGGAAATTTCGTCCTCAAAACAGGGACAAATATAAAGGTGATTCAAGTGATATTCGATATCGATCTGGGTGGGAATTAAACTTCATGAAATACCTTGACCGACAACCTGAAGTCTTGCGATGGTCTAGTGAGGAGATCATTATACCATATAAAAGTCCAATCGATGGAAAATGGCATCGATATTTTCCTGACTTTTGGGTTAAAACCGCTAAAGGTGAGACATTAATAGAAATTAAACCAAAGAAACAAACAAAACCACCCAAACACAATCCAAAACATAAAAGAAGATATCTTAAGGAAGTTAAAACATTCGCAATAAATGAAGCAAAATGGAAAGCTGCTGAAATAGTATGTGAAAAGAGAGGATGGAAGTGGAAAATACTAACTGAAGATACTCTCAATAATACTAAATAGTTATATTATGGCCGAACAAACTTATTTAGAAAAATTAAAGGATGCAGTTGGAACTTCCAATGTTACTGCCCAAGCAAAAGCAGCAATTAATTGGTTTCGTTCACTTATTGAAAATTATGGGGTAACAGGTCTAAGGGGTAAATTTACTAACGAAACTCCAGAAAGTATTCTGGCTAGACATAAAGAATATTCCCCACAAGCATATCTTGGAAATATGTATTTTTTTTATTATAATCCTAAACATAAAAAGACTCTTCCCTGGTATGATACATTTCCCTTAGTTTTTCCTGTTGACTTATATCCTGACGGATTTCTTGGTTTAAATTTCCATTATCTTGCCCCAAAAGATAGAGCAATATTAATGGATCAACTTAAAGAGTTTTCGAATAATCAAAATTATGATGATACCACCAAATTAAGATTGACATATAGTATGTTAAAAGGATATATGAGTGGCAGAGTTAAAAGAGCAAGACCAACTATACATCGATATTTAAATGGTTTCGTTAAATCACAATTTATTCAAGTTAGTGCTAATGAGTGGGAATCAGCACTATTTTTACCTGTTGAAAGATTTCGATCACAAACACAGAGTGTAAACAATGAGGCAGTGTGGAAACATAGCCGAGAAAGGTTTTAATGCCAAGCCACGGAAATCCACCATATTCAGAATTCGGAATAAGTGAATTTATAAGCCGAGTAGGCGCCAAAGGGGATTTTGCAAAGAGAAATAGATATCATGTTGAAGTTACACCTCCAACATCTATTACTGCCGCAGACGGAAGTGATGAAATAGATCCTGCAAATATAGAATTTCTCGTTAAGACAGTAAGTTTTCCTAGTAGAACTTTTGGAACAACAAACTTTAGATATGGCGGTAAATATGCTATGGAAGTTCCTTATGAAACTACAACTGAAGGTATATCAATTACCTTTCTAGAAACAGATAAATGGCAATGTAGAAAATTTTGGTATAATTGGTTAGAGCATATACAAAATACAAAAGGTTATAATATGCAATATTATGATAAGTACAAAGGTAGTATTAATATTTCAGTTTATGACGGAACACAACGTGAAGCGACACAGCCTAAACATAAAGTTGAATTAGTAGATGCTTGGCCTAAAGGAATGAGTGCTATAGAACTAGGATGGGAAAATTCTGAACTATTAGATTTTACTGTAGATATAGTATACAAAAAATGGGAACTACATAATTAAATAATTATTATATTATAGGAGAATATTATGGCATTACCAAGAGTGGTAACACCAACTTATGAATTGAAAATTCCATCTACTGGACAAAAGGTTAAATTTAGACCTTTTCTCGTAAAAGAAGAAAAGGCCTTATTGATGGCATTAGAAAGTGGTTCTGATACATCAATGACTAAAGCTATGGTAGATATTATTGAATCTTGTGCAGAGGGAAAAGTAAACACTAAAGATCTTGCACCTTTTGATATTGAATATTTCTTTTTACATCTTAGGGGAAAATCTGTTGGAGAAAATATAACAGTAAAAGTTCCAAGACCAGAAGAATTTAAATGTTGTAAAGATTCTACAGAAGATGATCTTTGTGAGGTAGATATTAATATTGATGATATTAAAATAGATACTTCAAAACAAGTATCTCCTGAAGTAAAAATTACTAAAGATATTGGATTAAAATTAAGATATCCAAATCTCGATCTAGTAAATAAATATGCTACAGCAGGTGAAAATATATCTGCTGATAATGTCTTTAAATTAATTTCTGAATGTATTGATTACATCTGGGATGGTGATGAAATTTACAAAGGAAAAGATTCCACTAAAAAAGAATTAGATGATTTTGTTGAATCTCTTAGTTCTGGACAATTTGGTAAAATAAGAGAATTCTTCGAAACAATGCCAAGATTAGAACATGAAATAAATTGGATATGTCCAAAATGTAAAAAGTTAAAACCTTTAGTATTATCGGGTGTTGACTCTTTTTTCGGATAGGGCTGAGTCACGATTCCCTAGCGAACCATTTTCAAACAAATTTCGCTATGATTCAGCATCACAAGTGGAGTCTAACGGAATTGGAAAATATGATGCCGTTTGAAAGACAAGTATATGTAATATTATTACAAAATTGGATTAAAGAAGAGAATGATAGAATCCAACGAGAAAACGCAAAATATAAGTAAGGAATAAAATGGCTGCAGCCTCACTACAAGACGTAATCGATAAATTATCGGCGAATCAGACTGCGAATGATACTCACGCATCCGATATAAAAGCGGGACAAGATGAAGATCTTATTGTAGCCAACAAAACTCTCAAAGCCCTCAATAAAATATTCAATTTACAATCTAAAATCCACAAAGCAAATACTGAAGCCTTAAGAGAACAAGCCAGAATAAAAGGTGCGGATGATGAAGAAGGTGATATTCCAGACGGAGCAAAAGAAGAAAAAAAGGCTGGTGGTTTTTTCTCTAGGATGGGTAAAGCTATAATGAATCCTGTTGGCGCTATGGGTAAAAGTATGAAGTCAATGGGTAAAGGAATTGAAAATTTCCTAACAGGTCTAGCAAGAGGACTTGCTGCGTTTGCTAATCCAATGGTATTAGTAGGTGTAACTGTTATGTCCGTTTCCCTTCCAATATTTGCTGCAGGGTTAGCCGCCGCATTTAAAGTATTCGAAATGATTGCCGGTGAAGGTAAAGCATTGAAAATGATTACTGGAATAATCCTAGCACTTGGTGAAGCAATCGGAACTATTCTTCAAAAAGTCTTAGAGGGTTTTGGTAATATGGTCAAAAATATGGGGCCGTTTATTACCAAGTTCTTTGAAGGAGTAGCAACAGTAATTAAAGCATTACATCCACTCGTTGTAGATATATTTAAAGTACTGAAAGATATTATTACCGATCCCGTCTTCAATGCAACTATTCAAAAAGTTTTAGATACTGTTGGTATTGCACTTCAAGAAATTAGTGCGATAATTCAAAAGGTAGGTGATGTTATAATAGCCGTCATGCAAAATGTTGATAGTATTCTTACATCTATATTTGATGGTATATCAAAAGTTATTTCAACCATTGGTGATACAATAGCAACTGTAATAGATTCGATTGTTGGGGGTATAGAAAGACTTGCAGAACTTCCAGCTGGAAACATGTTAGCGGTTGCTGGCGGATTAACAGCAATGGCAGGTGCACTTGTACTCTTTTCTGCTGGTGCGGCCATAGCTGGTGCATTTATGCCATCCGCAGAAACACTTGAAAAAATTGCTGACTCAGTTTTAAAGTTTGCTAACATTGAGCCTGGAAATCTTAAAGCTGTTGGTGATGGTATGACAGCAGTTGGTGTAGGATTAGCTGTTTTTGGAGTTGGTGGTAAATTAGCAGATCTACTCAAAGTTGAAGGGGGAGGATTAGAATCTGTTGCAAATTCTGTTAGTAAATTTGGAGCAATAGATGCAACTAACTTTGGTATGGTAGGTGATGGAATTAAAAAATTAGGTATTGGATTAGCGGCGTTTGGTGGTGGCGGTGCAGTCTCTGCATTAGGTGATGCCTTCTCTAGTTGGATTGGGGGAGATAAAGACCCCGTAGAAAAGTTTCAGAAATTCGCCGCGATTGGGCCGGGACTATCTCAAGCAGGTATGGGAGTTACAGCACTTGCAAATGCATTTGATGCTTTCGATAGTGATAATCTAGAAAAGATAGGAGATAGTCTTGATAAGTTTCTAGGTGCTACTGATATGGCCAAACTAAAAGAATTCTCTGCAGCAACAGAAGGACTTGTAAGTGGTCAAATGTTAGCCCAATTACAAGTCCAAACAGCTCAAGCCGCTGCTACTGGCAGACCATTAATTATTCAAACTAATAATACAAGTCAAGTTAACACACAAGGTTCTACTGTCATTGGCGGTTCATCAATCAAAACAGACAATGGAGATGCCTCATCTCGATTACAATGATTTATAAAATCCATCTGACAAATAGTATATCCAAGCATCGACTAAATCAGGTGATCCCCAACAAGCAACACTAAGTAATAAAACTATTACACAAAACCAAAATCCATACATAGTACTATTTTCATTTGACATTAATCTTGCTCAGCTAATTTTGCAAAGTAAGAATATTCTTCCGAATCTCCTGCGGTTTCTGCTACAACAGGTGTTGCAGTTTCAGGTGGTTTTACAGCTGCTTGTTCGGCTGTCATAGGTTTTCCACCATCAAAAGGAACATCTTCTACTGCAGTAGGAGTTGGTGTATCAGTTTGTAGACCTAGAACACGATCTAACTTCTGTTTTAACTCTGCATAAGACTTAAAGTTCTTTTCATTAGTAAACTCTTCCAAAGAATGTTCAGTCTTCCAGATTTCTTCCATCTTAGAATCATCTTCATTAAGAGGTGAAGGATTCTCAAATTCACTTTTGTCATAATTGGAAAACCCATCCAATTTACGAATCTTAATTTTGAAGTTACAACCTTCCCACAAATCAAATGGATTTACTGGAGTCTCATCTTCAAATTGAGGATTCATCTTATCATTGAGTTTATCCCAAATCTTCTTACCAAACTT